TAGCAGGTTGCCAACCAATTTCTTTAATAAATGATATACGATTACTATATTGTCTAACAACGCCTTGACTAATATTTTCTACACTGCTAACACTATCAATTACATAAACAAATGTATCAGTGTATAGATTATTGGCAAAAACAATATCACCGATGTTGTTTAGACTTAGATATTTTAATGCAAATCCTAAAACAGTATCAATTGCACCGGATGCTGTTGCGTAGGAAAATAACTTGCTGCCAACAAATGTGCTACTTGGATATTTGTCTTTATTACTAAAACTAATACCATTGAGATCATATACATTAAACAATGGTGCTTGATTAACACTAATTTTTTGTTGTGCGTTAATCCATTCAACACCATCATACCAAAAACTCTTACCTTGTACTGTATCTCCAGCAAGGCATACTATAACCTGGTCTATTAGCACATCTGAATCTGTAGTCAAAACTAAATTTATAATAGGTTGTGCAATCAATGGTGGCACAGTGTCTGGTACAATAAATGTAACTTCATATATCTTGTTTCTTACTGCTGGATTTGTATCCGCAGCAAATATCACTCTTGTTCCGCTTACAAATGTATATCCATTTGCACTATATCCAATTGATCCATTGATATTACTTAACGCGTCGGTACTAGAAAAATCGATTATATCAATCGGTTGTTTTCCTTGTGTACCATAATCATATAACCGAGTACCGGCACGGTATTCTAATATAGGACGACGACCACGAAACGCATTATCAACAACTGGATTGGTATTATTATAGCCTGCTGACGCATTAATAATATCAATGTGGAACCAGCGATTGCTACGTGTCCACGGATTTAAATCCGGGCTGGCACGATTAATAGTAAGATAATCAGGTACCATTGGTATATTAAGACTTGAATAATCGGTTACACTTTGCACATAGATTTCTGGAGTTACAAAATCATCCACTGACAATAGTTTAATTGCTGTGCCGACTCCTTCAATGTAGTATGTTTGCCCTTGATATGTTGCCGGAGTTACTGCGCCAATAAATCTTACTTTTAATCCATTAGAAAAGACCACCCCATTTGGACTTGTATAGTTTTTTTGTCCTATGATTTCATCAATGTCAAGAACATCTGAACTTATCTGATCGATTAAGCGTATTCTGCCAAAGATTTCCGGATCAGTTCCGTCTTGATAATATAATGTATTTTGTATCGCCGATAACAATGGTATCTGTTCAAAGTATCCTTCGGCATTTTTATACCAATTGGTGCTGGAATATTGTGTACCGTAATTAATGCTAAATTTTTCAAGATTATTAACCGATTCAACACTGTTAAGTACCATGTATGGTAATCCGTCAGCATCATATACATAGCGTATTTGCCATACACTATATCGTTGTGCTTGGCTATCAATGTTTGTAACTTGATCAAATAGTGTAGTATCGAATGTGCCCGGTAATCCTGGAGTGGCTGTTGGTGGTAAAGGATCATACTGTGTAGTTATTTGCCAACCGCCGTCTTCGGGATCAGTAATGTTATTAAGGAATATAATAGTTTTACCATTAAGCTCGCTAATACCGTCAATGCTGCCATATTCTTCTAGAAACGGAGCCACATATACATTATTGATTTGATTAAACTTCAATGTTGGTACTACAAGATTAACCACACCACCGGCAATAACAGGAAGGGTATAATAAAAATTCTGTGCAGTACTTGCTGGTACGTTGAATTGCACTATGCCAAGATCTTCGCCGTTATTAATAACGCCAAGCACATCTCTACTGCTGATGTTTGGTGCGGTCGGCAATCTTCCATTTACACCTGGTGTTGTTTGTATCCAAAATCCTGCTCCAGTTCCTGGAGTACCATCAACTATATTTAGAACACCATTCATGTTCATTTCTGTGTCGCTGGTATAATACAACGTGTCGGGTGCATCCTGTGGAACAACAAAAGTTACTGTTTGTTCAAATGCTCCATTATTAGTGACTCCGGAATTATATGTTTGCCCTTGTCCCAATACAGGTGCAGTTTTAATATAAAATCTATAAGCACCGCGCAGGCTTAAGTCAAATGCATAGGTATTGCCGCGCACCAGAGTTAGCGTTGGATTATTAATATAATCTATAATGTATGCAGAATTTCCGGAATTTGTTACACGATAGTTAACATCTTCTTTAGCATTTTGAGCTACAGTAAATGTATAGTTACCTTGACGTACTAAGGTTAATGTCGGGTTTGTTCCCGTTGCGCCCGAGAACGTGTAAACACCATTTGCCCGTGTGACAACAAAATTATCTGTGCTTGGCACATTTTCTGAAAATACATCGACACTGTCGGGGCCGTTTGGCAACCAATAGTATTGGCTATAGTTTACGAATTTATCAAAATCTACAAACGGATCCCAGGTATAATACTCGCTAGTGTACAGTCGGTCAGCACGGGTTGTTAAACTACCTTGTAATGCCAGGGCATCTGTAATACCTGGATATGTTATAGCATCGGCTATATCGGTAGAGTCGGGTTTGGTAATTACAACCCCCGGTTCTAATTGATAGTTGGAGCGAGTGTCTGTTGTTTCTAATATATACTTGTCGTTGGGATTTATTCCTGGACCAATTGTGCGACCAACAAATCCTTGTATCTTTTTCAGATTTGGTTCTTGTACAAGTTGATCTAATGTTGCCGACAGGAATTGACGATTTACTGGTGTTTGAAATATCTCAGGTAAAAAATCTACTGTACGAGTTCTTGCCATTATATGACTCCGCTGCCGGGGGCAGTGCGTAAATTAGTGCTGGTCAACGCTTCGATTACTTCAACGCTGTTGATATTGGCTGCATTAACAAATATCTGGTTAGGTGCTGATCTAATTTCATATAAATCACCAAAACTCTTTTGTAGATTCAATGGTACCAGCACGATCGAACTAATGATACTACCCATCTGCGCATGTAGATATGCTGCCATTTCTGAAAAATAGAATGTATCTCCAAAGTCCCACTTATCTATGGTAAAATAATTATTCATATTGGCTATAACAAGATTCTTAATTTCACTCACACTTGCATTACTACCATATGCCTTTATAACCTTGATAGTGGCTTGCAACTCTTTTGCTGCTTTGGCACCAAATAGCGGTTTAAATTCTACTGAATTCATTATCATTGTATCGGATAACATTTTATAATTTTGCAATCCACTATATGTAGTTGTCAAAGAATTAATAGTAGGAGGTACTGGTTTGGGTACAGTATCAGTAATATCTTTTATATAATTTTGATATTGACTATAATATTCTTGTGTTACTACATATACGTCTATAATATTTGTTGTTCCAGGGTCTATTAGATTAGTTAAAGGACTATTATGTCTGTATTGAAAATACAAGTTTTGGCGACCAGTTCTGGCAATAAAATCATTGCGTAGAACTAGTGATCTAACTCCTGTTGTTGGATCAATTACAAGTGTGTAAAATAATTCCGCAGTATATGCATAAAATATTTGCCCAGCAACATAGGTATTTTTAACAAGTTCGATCTCGTTCATAGTAGCATATTCGGAATTAACAATACCGCTTTCAACTAATAAATAGCGTTCAAGATTATCAAAATCTACAGTTTTTTGTAAGAATACTAATTTAAAGTTTGAAGCAACATCTGGTGCCACTACTTCTGTGAAGAAATCCGGATCATCTGGCACACCATCACCATCGGAATCTTGAAATGATACTAACACTTGATAATCGTCAACATATCCATCGCTTTCAACTGGCTGACCTACAATAGTAACATCGATGTCACTAGGAAAGGGTGCAGAAGAATCTGGAAGACTATTAGATTTTAATACTTTAATAAAATCTTTAATTACTGTGCCGGTGCGTGAATCATATATGGCTTGATTGCTATAGAAGAAAAATCTAGTCTGTAACACGCTACCAAAAATATAATCTAATGCTCTTGCAGTTGTTGTATAGGTAATACCGTCTGTTAAAAATTCTATTACCCAACTTGCATCACTGCCGACACCGGCAGTACTGCCGGCATTAGTCTGGCTCCAGGCAGCACCTTGATCAAGATTGGTGGAGGTGATAAGATACCATGTGCCAGGCACTCCGGTAATGGTTCCTAGACTGTCAAATCCTATACCAAAATTACGCTGCAATACAATTTGATCCAACATGCTTTTCTCAAATGCTGCTGGCAAATCTGTTATCAGCAATGGAATAACCTGTGTGGCAATTGCCCCGGTAGGTATAAAATTATTCAGTGCAATAGGGCCTGTACCATTTGATAAATTACCTAGACCTCGATTGGTACCATCACCTATTACTGCTGTTGGGCTTGCCCATAGTATTAATTTTTCGTCTGCCCTAAGCGGAGTTCCGGCTTGTAATCTATTGTTTGAATCAAAGTAATAACCAACCGGTGGTATAAATTTTACCAATGATCCAACTTGGATATATTTTTTATTATCGCTAGTATAGATACCAACAGGGGCAGGTGCGCCAAGACTGTTTACAAAATATCCAGTAGTTTCATTTATTAAGGTAGTACTCTGATTCCAAGTAATTGCAAGTGCTACGAGATCTGGTCGGGGAAAATTAGCATAATAAAACTGCTGCATTTGAGAAGCAGCCAAGAGTGGTTGTACTTGATTAACAATAATATCATTAATCTCGTTGGTGGTGGCCCAAGTGAATAAAAATGTTGGCAAGGTATTTTCTTCATACAATGCGCCATCACTACTAAAAATATTTGTGCTGGAATACTTGCCGGTGTTATCTACTAGATCTAGATATCTACTGGTACCGATGCTACTGCGATTTAATGCTTTGCTTTTTATAATGCTGTTGTATGCAGTAAATGGAAAATTATTATAATCTTCTCCGTTGACCATACGATTTTGTGTATAATATCTAGCCGGAGCACGTTGCTTGATTTCGTTGATAGTTTCTCTTGCCTGTGCATTGGATACTGGCTGTGTTATCCCGCAAGTGAATGTAATAGTTTCAAGTTGTCCGGTTCTGCTTACATAACTTATAGGCAAGCTAACTGCTTGCATTTCTTCAGGGTTAATAATATATTCAAGTCCATTGCTGGCACGTACATAGTTACGGAACTGTCCAACTGGGATTTCGCTAAACACACCATCGCCAAAGTTTAATGTAATTTGATCATTTGTTCTGCTTGCGACAGAGAATAGCTTTCTTAAACGTGCGCCTTCTTGCACTGCTGCAGAGGTATATACGCTTTCAACGTACTTCCATTCAGATGCGATAGCACCCACATTATCTAATTGGTATAACCAAACATCTTCATTGTTGATGCCTTCAATATTGATGTTAACCGTCCTGTTGCTTATGCGTTCAGAAAGATTAAAATCTTGATTCTGCAATGCACCTTGTTTGAATAAAAAGAAGTAGCCGGTATTAGCACTGGCAAATCCTAGTTGATCATTGCGAAATAGCATATTAAATACGCCATTTGGTTTTGGCGCAGGCTCGTAAACATATTCTTTATTGAGCGCAGTACTTGTAACAGCTTCGAATGGCATGTTTATACCATTAACTGTGGCGGTATACGGGATTACTGGCAAGTAGCCAGGAACCAAGTTAATACTGTACTCGTCGGTGCGTACACCTAATATAGTAGTACGATTCCCTGGACGGCCAACACGCTGAGTATTGACCATGGATGCATTAATGATTGCTGTGAATTGTTCTTGCCAATTTAAATTTGTAGGATCGGCCCAATTTACTGTGACGTTAGCAAGATTAATACCGTTGATATCTGTAACATTCTCCGTGGTTTGCACAGAGAATACTTTTAAATATCCCTCTGCAGCACTATTACGCTTAGGTGTATAGCTTACGAGATTAGCTAGTCGAACCACAGAATCTCTGCGTTCAGCCGTATCCATGTAATTTTCACGTGTGTTTAGATCTGTGCGGAATGCAAGGGCCTGACCCATGAACGCCATAACATCAAGTATGGCAATAAATTCCGAACTTTCTATATAGTCATTAAAGGTTTCCGGATAATAAAGGCGTAGATAATCCACAAAACTTTTACGCAACGTTTCAAAATCGTAACTTTGAAAGTCTGCCTCACGGTAGGTTTGATAGATTCTTTTCCAATCCTCAACCCCAAATATTGCTGTTTGTCTTGTTGTCTTTGCCATAGTCAGTTATTTATGGACATATTAATCAGCTGATTTATACGTAACTGGCTTGACCCAAACTTTGATTAAAAAATATTGACAAGCTTTCTGCATTAGTACCTGGCACAAATATTAGTTCAACTTGTATTAACATTCCGTTTTCTTGGGGGAATAGCTGTATCCCATTGATCTGCACTCTAGGATCACCCCCTATAACACGTTGTAATTCTTGGGTTATAACGCGCTGTGTGTCGGCATTTTGATTTTCAAATAGATTATCCCATAAACTAGTGCCGTATGCGGGTCGACCTACTAGCTGCCCATGCCGAATATTCAGTGCGTTAAGTAAATCTCGTTTAATAAGCTCGTTATCAAGCAAAGTAAATTTTTTAAATTGATCTTGTGTATTAAAACCGATGAATGTTGTCATGATATCTTATTTATTTTCGTAAAGGATTGCTTGGGGCGAAGCGGAAAATTCCATCTTCATCTGTTAACATAGGAGTAACTGCTAGTGCCGCTGCTGCATCTGCATATATGATATTGGGTATTTTTGCATTTCCAATTATATTTGAAACTAGCTGATCAAGATCTTGACGTTGTACAGTATTCTCATATCCAGATAATAACGGAGCCACATTAAGCTGTGCAGAATATGAATTAACAAAATCTATAGCATACTGGCCTTGCCTTGCAGCCATTTGTATTTTACCAATCATATCTGCAGGTGATACCCCTACTATCCAAGCAATAACAGCATCTACGCCATATTGAGCTGCAGGTTGCACTACGGCAGCTTGGAATCGTGCGCTTTCATTACCGGTTATTATGCCAGTATCGATTAATCCTTGATAACTTCCTTGTAACAGGGCCTGTTGTGCTAAATTTTGTATTAAGGGAAAATTTAAATAGTCCAATAGTGACGTTACTCCTAGCAATCCTGTCCATACTGTTGATTGTAGTAGCACGGTAAGCGTATCTGCAGGATCTTTCAAATACGTATCAATTGTACCGGGTTTTAAAAATCCAGTAAGCGTTAATGCTGCAGGACTTTGCCCATATACACCAACACCGCGAGTAGCTATCTCGGCTCCAAGGTATACTGGATCATTACTGTAATTTAATTGCCAATCTGGCAATAACACGCCGTTGACATCGTATGCATCGACAGCACAAGCCACAGCAGTTTGTGCCGTTAGTGCGGTAACTTGTTGAGTTGTAAACATGTTATATAGATTATCCTATTGAGTTACTTGCTGGTGGTTCTTTAATATATGCTTCTACAGTAAGTGGGTTAACTACTGCTATATCAGCAATAGATTCTACTGCCTTAACTGTTGCATCAGGAGTACCTGTTGAGCTTGTAGCACCTAATGATACTGCACCGGTATTTGTATTAACCACTGTATTTGTTGAAGTGGATACTGCTCCAGAACTAGTAGTTGTTGTAGGTGCTGCAATGTTTAAATTGCTAGTTACATTGACTCCTTGATTGGCATATGGATAAGGTGAATGTGTTGGTGCTCGTGTCACAATGGTTGGAAGTATTCCGTTTTGCGATTTCCACCCTTGCGCGGTTAAACTTGTGTCGGCGAGTTTAAATCCTTTTAATGCTGTGGCCGATGATACCGATGGCGGGCTACCTCCATTTAAATTAATAGGAGACCCTTTTAAGTCTAATGAACCAGATGCATTCCATCCACCTTGTTTACTTTTTATTCCCAACTTACCACCGCTGTTGATTCCAATTTCTGTTTTGCTATACAATAACATCTTTTTTTCAGCATAAACTGTCATTGTTGCGTCGCTTTCTAAACGTAAATTATCTTTACTTTTAATATTAATCTTGCCGCCGGCATACATGTTTATGTCTTTATCAGCATGTAGATTAAGGGTGCCTTGGGTACGTATATTCACGCTGTTTGTGGAGAATACATCTATAGTGCCTTGCTTGCCAAACTCCATCCATGTCTGCCCATTTGCATGAATGATGAAGAAGCAATCCCCATCATCGCTCATGGTTATTTGGTGTCCTTTGGCTGTACGTATGCGTATTAATGTGTCGGCGCCGTCAAGATCGCCATCGTCCATTACAAAGGTATGCCCGCCTTGGCGTCCTACTACTTTAATATCTTGCGGTTTAAGCTCACCACGTTCTAATTTCCCACGAATAGTTTTAGTATCAAGCCCGCCGTTATAGATAGCCTTGCCGGGTGTGCTGATTCCATATACTGTGCTAGGACTTTCTCGTTGGCTACTGCTGCGGATAGGACCGCGGATTAGATCTCGATCTAATCCTTGTTGAAACAAAACTGCGGCTACTACACTTTGAACTGGTTTAATTTGATCAAAGAATCTTGGATTATCACTTATAGCAGTATTGTAATCATTTATTTCAGTTACTGGCAATACCGCAGCACGTACAAACGAAGTTGTCTGTGCATTATTAGAAATAGAATATTTACTACTTGATCCAATAGCCGGTATCATATGATTGATACCCGGTTCTGGTACACATCCAGTATAGTATCCTGCGCTTGGATCGCCGCCGACAAAGAAACACAATACTCTAACACCAAGATCTGGCGGGGTAAACCACATACCGTAACTAGAACTATTTCCTGGAAATGTTCCTACTCCTGGAGTTTCAGCTGTATATCCTATATCGCCATTAAATGGTGTGGCTCCATAAAATGGTGGACAATAACTTACTGTACGCCAAAGATTTATATCTGTTAAATTTGGAGTTCCATCGGGGTTAATAGCATTGAATTCTTGTATAGCAACTTGCAATCTACCATTGCGTGTGTTATCAATATTGTTAACCACAATACCAATAAATGGACCCATTTCTGCAGGAACGCCGCCGCGGTCGTATTTGTATGCCGATGGTCTACCTCTGCTGCGTTGACTATTATATCCCATATGTATCCTTGTTAATCATATTATAATCCACCAATATCTGTATTCTCATTTAAGGTAATTGATTGTGTGTCTTGTGCTCCTGCCCCATCGGCTTGTATAAGATCTGTATTGTTTTCTCTAGCATTTGGATCTACTTGATTATATGCATCATCAGTTGCTGCCATTATTTGTGGTGGATTATTTACTATTTGTGTTGAGGTTGCTGCGTTGATTGCATCGGTTACACTCTTGGTTACAACATTACCTGCTGCTCTAGACGCCGATAGAATTTCTTGCGCTAATGTATTTTGCAATTGAGAACTTGCTGCGCCAATAAACTGACCAAAAGACGTAGGAGGTTTTGGTTGCGCAGCCGTACTTGGTGTTGCTGCGGTTGATACTATAATATTATCACTTTTACGTACATCTCCTAGGGATGCGGATACTGTTGTATTAACTCCTGCTGCTACTGTGGTGGAGGTTGCGCCAACTCTTGCATTTTCGGCAAGGGCAAGGCGTAAATCAGCTGCTTCTTTATTATTGGCGATGGTTGCAGCAGTTTTAGATGTATGATTTAGCACCAAGGCAGTACCTTTAAGAGTTTGTGTAAATTTTCCTTGTTTAAAATCACTAGTAACTTCGTTGGCAATATATACAAAATTTTGTGCTGCTCGACCTGGCCCAGCTTCACCAGGTACACGCCCGATTAATGGATCGACTCCATAATTATTTTCTCCAACATCCATAAGTCCGGTTGAATAATTATAATCTACTGGAGTATTAAACGCAATTTCAAATAATATTTGTCGGCTCTCATAATTAATTGTACCATCTGGTAAAAATGCATCAAAAAATACGGATCTTGCCAGACCAACAGATGCTTCTCCCTGTTGTAACCATGCAGGATCTCCCACAATAACTAATGTAGCATGGGCCCAACTTCCCGGAGTATATAATTCTGCGGCAGCGTTAGCAGGTGGCTCATTTGCTCGACCACGTGCACCGAAACTGCTTTCATTGCTGCGTGGCTGTGGATTGCGTTTCACTAATGCATTCATTTCATTTGCATTTGTTATATTGGCTTGACCTCCAGCAAATTTAGGATTAATACTACCCATACTATACAGATACAAGGCATCTATTTTATTTTCATAACTTATTACCGATGTATTTTGTCCAGTAAACCAATAGTTGTATGACTTATGCACCCCTCCAAAATCTAAATCATTTTGAAAATAATCGCTTGCAAGTTCTTCTACTCTATAAAAACTTAATGTGTATGTTATATCATATGCATAATCATGACGTTCTGGATCTAATTCGTCTCCAATAGGGACTGCCTTTAAACCAATCTTATACCAACTTAAACTGCCAGCATTGCCACCAGTACGTTTAGGTCGGCGTGTTTCTACTCCGTCCTGGGGGTCGATCATAATATTCTCTTGATCTTTTATATAACTGCTATTACGCACAATGCGATCAAGCACAGAGACCAATTGCTCGCCAGCTGTGAATGTAAGGTCAGCTGCTGTAAGAGACATTGACTGTGTTCTTGGATCAAAATTATATACATCGTTTGGGCCGCAGATCATGGCAGCTCGTGTTTTATCTATAGATCCAGGAGGTTTAACCAGTGCATTTGCAATAGCAGGATTTAAAAATTCTATACTATAATGATCTGCGTATTTTATTCTGCCGGCCTTTACTAACTCTAATTGTTGTTGATTCAATGCATCCATTAATCCGCGACGTATTGTTTTTATAGGGGTTGGTGCTGCTGTTGCATTTGGCGGCGGTAGTGTGCCACCATATGCTAATATTAAATCATTTGCTTCTTGCTGCAATGTGCCTGCTTCTGTAGTAGTTGATCGAATTTCGGTTGTTCCAGATAATGCTTGAGCAAGTGTTACTGCGCTTAATTCCATACCATATGGGATCGTTCCTCTGGCAACACTTGCTGCTATTTGTGTAGCCGGCGTGGTGGCTTGTATTTCATATTCTACTGTTTTATTTGCAATTTTAAATTCAACATTAGACATATTAAACGGATAAAATTTTTCAATTATTGCATCTGCTTCGCGTGGAGAATTTGGGCCAACAGTAACATTGTTCCCTTCTGAAAAATCTAAGCCGGCGCCCGGAATACCACCACGCACTAAATTTCCGTTCTGATCATAACCATAAAATCGTATTACCAAAATATATATTTGAGAAAGAAAGCTATTATCTTTACCATTACTTGTACCAAGGAATTCATTAACAGCTTTCTTTATATTAGCAAGAAATGTTATACCATATGGCTCGATTACTGTCATTGTAAACATATTGGCATTATGAGCAGCATTAGTACCTTTGCCATGGATAACTGATTTTATTGAAAATTGATCAATATAATAATCTGTTTTAAAAAATTTATTACGTCCTGGCTGGTCATTAATAGTATTAACGGTGGAGCCTCCACTTTGAAATAATAGTTGTGCTCCATATAACTGTTTTTTCTTCTCTTTCATCATTTTTGCATAATCAGTTGGTTTCATAAGATACACTGATGCATTGTATGTGTAACTGGCATACTGATCAAGTACATTAGCTTGAGGTGTGACTAGTTTATTTTTATTAAATATATTATCAATTTCAATGTTGGTTTCGTTCCTATTAATTACAACATTATCGGGCTTGTTATCACCGACACCAATTACAGTTATAGGTTTTGCTATTTCAACTAAAGTAAAATCATCATTCCCGGTGTTTGCTTGTACACGCACCCTGGGTGGCGGAGGGGCCGGGATTGGACCAGGAACAGGAACTGTAATCGCTTGTGTGATATCGATCGTGACGACTGGCCGATCAATAATGTCGATGGGAGGATCTATAATTGGATCCACTATTATTTTTATTGGTGGCGCAGGAACAACGACTGGAATATTCTGTACAATTTCGCCAGTACTAACGACACCATCACCATATCCGGCCACTCGTTCATATATAGCAAATTCTAGTTCTTTTAAAGTTGCTAATTCTTGATCAACTAATACCGGATCTTGCCCTCGCACTGCAAGTAATGCTGCTCTTGCTGCAAAGATAGCATTTATTGCAAGCTTAGGGGTTAGCAACAGGGTGCCACCTTCGGGCGTAGTTAACCAGCTGTTGGCTAGATTTACTGCAAGCTCATATGCATTTTGTGCTGTCTGTGGTATAGCCATGTATTAAAATCCCAGTGTGGCACGCAAGGTAGATATTTTAGGCAAAAATATGTTGACGCCTACAGCAAAATCTAATGGAGGTGTGGCCAATGTATTTGGATTACGTTGATAAAATACCCACCATAAACCCGGATCATTGTATAGATCAAATGCCAAGAGATCAGGGCGATACTGATAGGTCTGTGTTATTATCATTTGTAAGTCATCGGTCTGCTTGGGAATAGGTCTATTCACCATTGGGCTAAGATAGAACTGGGTATATCCAGTTGCATAATATGGGCTAGTCGATGCGTAGTCTGCCATTACCAAAATCCTTTTGTTAATAACTTACCATTTGCAAATTCAGTTAAACTGAATACTTGACTTACCTGTTGTCGCGATTGCATAGGGTATAATGTGATATTAATATCCATTTTAGTAGGAACATACGTTGATGGTGGATCTTGTGCTGAAACTTGTCCCAATATGCGTACAAAGGCCGGGGCTGCCGGGGCTTTTTGTGCACCTGGGTTTATACCTTGCCCAAGATTTTTAAGACGCTCTATTGTATAGCTCAACGGATTGCTTGCTGTACTTGTAGTTTCTCTTGCGGTAAGCGTATTGGTTCCATTAACATTAAATACGCTGCTCGCCCGTATATAGTTCACATCTGACGGTAATGTATAATCAAACGAAGCTACCACACACGGATGTTTATTAAATTGATATTGCCCCAATCCTGAAAGAAATACCAATGGAGGTGGTGCCCCACGATTTGCATCTTGACCATAAAACATTTTTGTTACTGAGCGGAAAAAATGTATCACTGCCAGAAGATAGTTAGCTTCGGCAGTATCCTGCGCTGTAAATGTTGCTTTAATATTTATTGGATCAACGTAACTACTTCTATAAAAATATCCCTTGAAGTTGCTATGTGTCAATGAATATGGCTCATACTCGGCTTTGTATGCGGTAGTAATAGTTGGGGTATATGGAAATATAATCCCGCTTGTGTTTTTTAATGGTGCAAGTATATTGCCTACGGTAGGGTCATTGTATAGATAGTCGGCCTGTGGTGCAAGGCTAAGTCGAACTCGCCAATCTCCGCTGAAAGCATTACCTAATCCCTGTGCGGCCAGTGTTGCCTGTTGTTTTGCTGTTAGTAGTCCGCCTGCGGTGCTGCCAAGTGCATCAATGACTGCGCCAATTGCGCCGCCGGGGGTAATTGGTGCTAATAGTGCGGCGGCTGCTGCTGATATGCCAGAGGCTGTCAGCCCAGCAATAGCAGCATCAACCGGTGTGGCCCCTGTTGCCAATACCGAGTTTGCTGCACCAACAACAACATTCTTAAGGCCGGCAGCTTGCGCATCCACAAGTTTGGCTATGTCTGTAATGGATAATTTACGAAGATCTTGAACCACCCCATCTACTAATGCAAACCCACTTTTTAATACACCATCAACTGTAAATCCAAAGCCGGTGTTTGGCACAGGAGCAGGGGGTGGGGAGAGAAATTTTCCGGTGCTGTCTACGAACCCTCCGCCGATAAATACCGGTTGGTCAAATTCATTTAACGTCCACCCAAGATTTAACGTACCTGTTTCATCATATGGTGGTAGAGTAGGGATAGCAGCGGCTGCTGGCGCATCAGTAACACTGAATGCACTTGTGCTTGTTCCAAGTATTCCGTAGCTTGTGGAGTTGGCAACTACTGCATTGGCTGTTTTATCTATGCCTCTGTTTAGTACGGCCGCTGCCGCTTGCCCAGCCGGGGAATTTCCTAGCGTGGATGCCACTACAGATTTTGCTGCTGCTACCAACTGATTCTTGGCAAAGGTAGTTGCTTGTTTGGGTAATTCGTTTGCTATATAGTCCGATACTTTTGTTGATAAGCTACTGGCGATTGAGCTAAGTTTATCGCCTATGGAATATTGTCCTGCTTCTACAGATGCGATCAGATCATTGGCGTATGCTTGTAAATCTACTGCGTCGGTTAGAAAATTAGTTGCATCCCCCAGTACACCTTCACCAAGTGCACCAATATCAATACCTGCAGCTTCGTTTAGAAAATTAGTTGCAGCACCAGCAACTCCTTCGCCCAGGGCATCGCCGACGGCGCCAAATGTATCTGCTGTTGTTTGCAATGCATCTGCGCCAAGATATTGTTCAAATTGTGCAAAATCTGGTGCGCCGGTTGCAACTATTTCATATACACTACCAAAATCATAATCGCCCAATCCTTGGGTAACGGTTTCAGCAACTTCATTCCAATCAACAGACTCGCCGACCTCAACGGCGGTTTCAATCAGACCTGTAATAAAAGACATTACTGATCTCCTATTATTATTGTGTCTTCTTTAATACGATCAACATCGGTTTCTGATGTGGCGTGAATGCAAAACCATATAGAATCTTCGTATGCCCTAATAGTATGCTCCATATTTTTCTTTATATCAAGCACAGCCGGAGCAGTATATTCTACAGTATTTCCATCTGCTGTTACTGTAACATGTCCTTTGGCCAATATGCTCATATGATCATAAACATGTTTGTGTGTAGGAACTTGGGTGTTTGCTGGAATTTCCCATTTTCTAGCATATACGCCTTCGCTGAAGAAATGTTCCGGCAAGAATTCAATTACCTGTTCGCCAGGCGATTTATCTAATTTTGCAATGCTAGTTTCTGTGGTTGCCATTGATTCATAAATTACAGTATCTTCTAGCGTGATTGCAGTATAATAATAATTTGCATCAAGTACAACGTGAGCAGGCGCTATATATCTTACACTCTTACCATTATTTTCTAATATCATACTCCCTTTGCCCAGAATTAACATACGCTGAACTGGCATGGGTTTTATTTTTACTCGCAATCCTTTTGGTACATTTAATACAGTCATACGCATGCCATCAATTAACACCGTTTTGTTTTTAACTGTGGGTTTAGTAATTGGTGGTGCTATGGGGGGTGCTGTGTCGAGTTCAGTTTGCATGTATGTATTTAATCGAAATAAATACCTTGGTTTTAAAGAAACTGGTTGACAAGTATAAAAAATCTGTTATAATCAATAACTTAACAAGGAGATTCACAGTGGCCACAGCATTACCGCGCACCTCACCCAGAGTAAATTATCTAAATAATCGCGATATTCTTAAAGAAATACATCTAAGTAAAAACAACTATTGCACCTATTTAGATCCGGTAAATGATCATCAATACGATATCATACTTCCTAGTTTAAGCAAGATTAATGTGCGTTCTGTGGCCGAAGCCAGGCGCAATCGTGCGGATCGTATCAAGCGTGAAACAGGGCAAGTTGTTAATCCGAAAAAGATCCTGCACACAGAGCTGGTATTTCGCGTTACTTGTTGGGAACACATACCCATGGCAGTTAAGAAAATTCCCAAAAGTCAGCTTAAGAAACAAAAAATCGAAGATATCCTTGAGTTTGATGCCGCTGATGAAAATCCTGTTGATGAGCTGCTGGATATCCCAGTGCTTGATGATACCCGTATGCGCTTAAACTTCCCACCATTTTATCACTATAGGCTTGATGCTGATAAACTTCCATTTCAAGTGGGTAAGAGCCATTGGCGTGGTGATTTTGAAACTGGCGAGTTCAGTAAAGATCATGGTGCGATGACCCGCAAACTTGCCACCATGTTCCTCAAGCTTTGCGAACGATATGGCACAAGAAGCAACTGGAGAGGCTATACCTACAACGAAGAAATGCGTGGCCAAGCCTTGCTCCAGCTTAGCCAGATTGGACTACAGTTTGATGAGAGTCGTAGCCAGAATCCGTTTGCATACTATACTGCTGCTATAACAAATTCATTTACTCGGATATTAAATCTAGAAAAGAAAAATCAGAATATCCGAGATGATATTTTAGAAATGAACGGGCTTGATCCTAGTTGGACAAGGCAGAATTCTGGCAAACGAGCGCGTAACATAATGCCGGTCACTGTCATTGATCACACTGCTGAATCTTTCAGGGAGATTTAATATGGCAAAAATAAATTTGCTCTTGCTTGATGTATAATGTATAATTGATGGATGAGTAATTTATTTAAAAAAGTTGCAGTGATGACCGATATTCACTACGGTCTGAAAAATAACAGTCTGCAACATAATACAGATTGTGATTTGTTTGTTGATTGGTTTATTGCCACCGCCAAAGAACAGGGTTGTGAAACTGGCATGTTTACCGGGGACTGGCACAATCATCGTGCATCCATAAACTTGCAAACTTTGCAATTCTCTGTCCGAGCGTTGGAGAAACTCAGTGCTGCATTTGATAGATTCTATTTTATTCCTGGCAATCATGATTTGTATTATCGTGATCGTCGGGATATTCATGGTGCTGAGTGGGCAAAGCACATACCCAACATCCATATCGTAAACGACTGGTTCAAAGATGGTGATGTAATTATCGCGCCCTGGCTGGTTGGGGATGATCATAAGAAGATATCCAAGCTCAGTGCCAAATATGTATTTGGGCATTTTGAACTGCCACATTTTAAGATGAATGCCATGGTGGAGATGCCGGATCATGGTGAGATACAGGCCGAACACTTCGGTGGTGTTGATGAAGTCTTTTCGGGTCATTTCCACTTACGACAGAAACAGCGCAACATCAACTACATCGGCAATTGCTTTCCGCATAACTTTGCCGATGCCGGAGATGATGCACGTGGCATGATGATATTGGATTGGGGCAAGGCACCGGTATATCATTCTTGGCCGGGACAACCACTGTATCGTGTGCTAAAGTTAAGTTCAGTAATTGATCAAGCACCCAAGCTGTTAGCACCCAATATGCATGTACGAGTTGAGCTCGATATTGATATCAGCTACGAGGAAGCTAATTTTATAAAAGAAACTTTCATAAAAGATTATCAACTTAGAGACATGGCCTTGATACCAAGCAAGAATACTGCGGTGGATACGGATATGGCCCCTGGCGAAGTAAAATTCGAAAGTGTTGATCAAATTGTAACAGATCAACTAACCAATATTGATAGTGAATTTTATGATCCAAAATTATTGTTGAAGATATATCAAAATCTATGATCCTTATTAAAACGTTAACTGTACGTAACTTCCTCAGTGTTGG